CTATGCGAGGAAAACGGTATCCATCTTGTCCATATATTCGAGGACGAATGGCAATATCAACCCGATATTGTCAAGTCAAGGATTCGTGGCCTACTCGGTATCAATGACCGCATATTTGCAAGGAAATGCGCCGTCGGAACAATTTCGGCAAAGGAGGCCGATAATTTCCTTGATGCAAACCATCTGCAAGGGTCTTGCGTTTCTTCCTATAGGTACGGTCTGTTCTATCAAGGAAACCTTGTCTCCGTAATGACTTTCGGCAAGAACCGATTCGGTGACGGCATGGAACTGCTGCGTTTCGCCAACAAGATCAACACCAATGTCGTAGGCGGCGCATCTAAGCTGTTCCATAAGTTCATCACCGAGCATCCAGAGATTTCATCTATCATCTCCTTTGCCGATAGACGCTGGAGCTCGTCAGACGCTTTCTACCCCAAGCTCGGCTTCATGTTCGACGGTATATCCAGACCGTCATACTTCTATGTCATCAACGGCCACCGTCACAACCGAATGGAATTCACAAAGGCAAAACTCGTTCAAGCTGGTTTCGACAAGGAAAAAAGCGAGCATGATATCATGCTCTCAAGGAAAATATACCGTATATACGACTGCGGTAACATAAGGTTCATCTGGCACAGATAACTATCTCAAGGCTGCGTTTTGCAGCCTTTTTTTCATTTCAATGTAGCTTTTTGACCATTTTTTAATGGCGTTTTTAGATATCCCTAAACATTATATCAAGAAACGCCTGTCAGAGTAGTACCGGATTGGTGCTGCCGAGAAGGCACAACAACAGAAGGACTACTTATATGCAGACTCTTCAGAAAAAGAACCTCTCGAATAAGTGGCGCACCATTCTTGAATCCAACCTTGGTCGTCCTATTCGTACCCGCGCAGAAGCTAGCGTGATCGCTACCCTTCTCGAAAACCAGAACAAGGTCAACCGTGGCGCTATGCTCGAATCTGCCAACGTCTCCGCTGACGTTGCCCAGTACCAGCAGTACGCTCTCCCGATGATCCGTCGTCAGTTCCCCGAACTGCTTGCGATGCAGACCGTCACCGTTATTCCGACCACAACTCCGCAGGGCATCTACTTCGCTCTCCGTTACCTCTACGATAACGAACCGCTCAAGACCACTGCCTTCCGTCAGGGTCAGAAACAGGAAATCGGCTACGACCTCGTGGCTGACCACACCGGCTTCGCTGGCACATTCAACCCGTGGACCACGGGCATGGGCGAAATGCTTTCCAACTACATGGAAGGCACTGGCGTTAGCGGCGCTTCTGCTAACGGCTCTACCTTCGATCCGAAGGAACCCGGCCTCCTCTACAACAACTTTGGTGGTTCCTACCTCGCTGGCGACGACCAGTATGGTGAATACTCCTTCAACATCAAGAAGGCTTCCATCAAGGTGATCTCCGGCGCTATCCGCGTTGGTACTCGCGCTATCAAGTCTCACTATACCATTGAACTCCAGCAGGATATGGCCGCTGCTCATGGTCAGGACGTCGAAGCCCTTCTCCTCGAAGGTCTCCAGTTCGAAATCCAGCAGAACATCGACCGTGAAATCCTCCAGGCGATGGTCCTCGTTGCTCAGACTCCGGCTCTCGGTGGTGAAGCTGTTCTCCAGATCGACCTCGCCGACGAAGCTCGTCTCAACGCTGGCATGGGCCGCTGGGCTGCTGAACGTATCGCTGGTGGTATCGTGAACACCATCATCGCAGTCTCTCGTAAGATCGCTCTTACGACTCGTATGGGTTGCGGTAACTTCGCCATCGTGTCTCCGGACATCGCTGCCGCTGTTGCTACCCTCAACAACGGTATCTACACTCCGACCTACCTCCAGACCGACGCTGCTGTGCAGCCGAGCGGTGGTGTGGCTGACGCTGGTTCTCTCCTGAACGGCAACATCAAGCTGTATCAGGATATCTACGCCAATGCCTCCTACGCCCTTATCGGCTACAAGGGGCCGCGCCAGGGCGAAAGTGGCATCATCATGATGCCGTATATCCCATATATTTTCTGCAAAACTGCGGGACAAGAGGACGGTTCTCCTCGCCTTATCGTTAAGAGCCGTTACGCCATTGTGGCTAACCTTCTCGGTGCTGGTCAGTTCTACCGTCTCATTCACTTCGCCAATGTCAACAGCGTCATCGCTGGCATTGACCTTGAGAACATGCCGTGGCAGTCTAATGGCTCCGTGGCTGGTGCTTCTCTCCAGGCTGGCCTCTCTTACGAGACTGTGCCGAATGGCTTGGTGAACGTGCCGGGTGGCCTTTCTTACGAAGACAACAACTGGTAATGCGGTTGTTGGCCGAGTAAGCAAGAAACTAAGAGAGCGGCGAATTACTTCGCCGCTTACTTGTATATATTTCTGACCAGCTGTCTTGTAGAAGATAAAAGACGTACTAGACTGAATGTAATAAAATATTTTTTAATTATTTATTAAAAAACAGTTGACTATTGCATTTCGTGTTATTATATTTGAGGTGAGGTTAATAAATATGTTTCAATGTAATGTATGTAAAGAACTTGGAAAAATCGTTGAATACGAAAAGGCGTCTTCGCTTGGTATTCATGTATGTAAAACGCATGAGCTATCGCCGCAAGCGTACTTTGACAAGTATATGGCAAAGCCGACTGATGGTAAATGTGCCGAATGCGGTAAGCCTACTAAATTCCGTACTATTGGTTATGGCTACATGGAATTTTGCAGCAAGAAATGTTCGGCCAAGCATATTGCTGCCGATACTGACCGTAATGCCCATAAAATCGCTGCCAGACAAGCTACTGTGGATCAATTGAATAAAGATACTCATGGCGAGTACAATAAGAAGATTCTTGAAACCAGAAAGGCTACCATGCTAGAGAGGCATGGCGTCGAGTTCTATTCACAATGTGATGATTTTATCAACAAGTATCATGCCAGCAATTTGGCTAAATATGGTAAAGAATCGTATACTCAAACTGACGAATATCGCGAAAAGACGCTAGCGACCAATCATTTACGGTATGGGGCTGACTACTGGTCTAAGGCGAATTTACGAATCTCAACCGATTATTATAACCGTGAGTTCGCTCAATATGGATGCCATGTCATCGAACACCCTAATAAAGTTGATCTGACCTATAAGTGCGACAAGTGTGGATCGGTCTTGGATGATACGGTATTTTTTGTCAATGCACGACTGTATGCGAAGAATACGCCATGCAGCGTGTGTTTTCCGAAGCGTAATTTCAGATCGGCTGGCGAAGTGAACATAGAAAAGTTCATCCAGTCCTTGGGTGTAGATACGTCGCACAAAGAACGTCATTTCTTGGGTGAATACGGCGCTGACATTATATGCGAGAATGAGAAGGTCATTGTCGAGTACGATGGACTGCACTGGCATACCGAGGAATTCCATAACAAGACATACCATTTGGATAAAACCAATTATGCGGAGTCACTCGGATATCATCTAATCCATGTATTTTCCGACGAATGGGAGCTGCATGAGGAAATCGTCAAGTCGAGACTATGCCGTGTACTACATAAGGACATACCAAGAAAGACAACAAAGGTCTATGCTAGGGACTGTAAGATTATTACGTTGGATTATGAACAATCTACCAAATTTATGGACAAGAATCATATCCAAGGAGCATGTAATGACACGTATAGGTACGGCCTTGTTCATGATGGCCGTATGGTTGCTGTAATGACGTTTGGACCGGCTAGGTATTCACCCGGTGAAATGGAAATGCTACGATTCTGTAATGCATTGTACACGACTGTCGTCGGAGGTGCCAGTAGGCTGCTCAAGCACTTTCTTGATGATCATCCTCTCGACGGAAAGACCTTGGTGACCTACGCAGACCGTCGCTGGAGTAATTTCGGCAACTATTACGAGAAACTCGGCTTTGTATATGATGGCACGACAGAACCGAATTACTATTACGTGAATGGAAATATCAGGGAATCTCGCATGAAGTACCAAAAGTATAAGTTGGTCGAGCGGGGATTTGACCCGAATATGAGTGAACATGAAATTATGAAATCTCTTGGTATCTACCGCATATACGACTGCGGAAACTACCGTTACGTCTACAAGAAGGAGGCAAAAGATGCTGTTGAAAAATAAGGACGGCCTATACGAGTGTGCTATTTGTCATGCTGCCACGTTTGATTCGGTACGTGGCATATCTTCGCATGTGAACAAGACGCATAGTAAGGATACTAAGACCTACTATGATGAGTATGTTAAGCTGGCTGATGAGGGAGTGTGCAAGGTATGCGGAAAGCCTACTAAGTTCAGGTCTATTACCGAAGGCTACCGAGATACTTGCTCTCACAAGTGTTTCGGTATCTTGTTCAAGAACGACCCGGAAAAGGCGGCAGCCAAGCGTGCGAAGACGGTAGCGACTTGCATGGAGCGATACGGCACGACGAACGGCGGAGGCACCGCCGCCGCCCAAGAGAAGGCGCAGCAGACACACCTTGCCAAGCGTGGCGTACGTTTCGCCATGCAGTCGAAGGAAGTGCAAGATGCGGCGAAGGCGACGTTCACGGCGAAGTACGGTGCTACGACTTATCTTCACAGCGATGCCGGCCGGGCGGCGGTAGAGGCAACCAACATGGAGAAGTTCAACCGTCCGAACTTCTTCTCCGGCAAGGAAGGCAACGACGCGGCGCGTGCCGGGTACATGGCTAAGCACGGTGTCGACCACAATATGCACGATCCGGAATTCCTCTCGAAGTGGAAGGAGCGCCAGTTCGCCGAGAACGGCGGAAAGTACTACGTGCAGACTGACGAGTTCAAGCAGAAGAGCTACGAGACGCAAGTAGCCGAGTACGGCACGTGGTATTCCGCGTCGGAGGAAGGAAAGGCTAAGTTGAAGGAGCTGATGCTTGCCGAGCACGGTGTTGAGCACTTCTTCCAGTCGGACAAGTTCAAGGACGCGAACAAGGCGACAATGAAGGGAAAGTACGGCGTCGAGAACTACTCACAGACGAAGGACTGGAATGAGAAGGTACATGAAACCAGCCAGCGAGTCTATAACGTGCCGCACTTCACTCAGAGTGAAACCGTCAAGGAAAAGTACAAGGAGACTTGCATGGAGCATTACAATGTACCTAACTTTGCCCAGTCTCCATTGTTTATTGAGAAGGTTACTCAGACATCGATGGAACGCTATAATGCTCCGTGGTATGCGCAGAGTGATGCGTACAGAGAGGAGCATCTGGCAAGATATAATAAGATGCTCGGCTCGTACAACTGTGTGGGTATCTCATTTTCGAGTTTCTGGGCGGTGCAGTTCAAGTGCAACGTGTGCGGACACGAGTGTACTGAACAGGCACAGTTCATCAAGTTCCGTACGGATGCTGGGCTGACGCCGTGCACTCACTGCATGCCGAAGAATCCTCCGGTATCCGTGGAGGAGAGGGAAGTATCTGATTTCATCAAGTCTCTTGGCCACGAGGTGACGCACTACGACCGTGATTTCCTTGGCACTTATGGAGCAGATATCGTGGTCGAGGACAGCAAGATTATCGTGGAGTATGACGGTGTCTACTGGCATTCCGAGCTGTTCCATGACCCAGGCTATCATTTGAGGAAGAAGCTTCTTGCCGAGGAGAAGGGCTACCGTCTGATCCATATCTTCTCCGACGAGTGGATGTACAAGAACGAAATCGTGAAGTCCAGGCTCCGCTATCTGTTCGGTATGTCGTCTGTCGACAAGGTATATGCGCGAGACTGCGAGGTGAAGGATGTAGACTCTCAGACGGCACGAGACTTCCTCGACCGTAATCATATTCAAGGTGCTGTGAATTCTCCTTACCGATATGGATTGTATTCTGGAAATCGTCTTGTAGCCTTGATGACGTTCGGCCAGAGCCGCTTCGATGCCAACGTAGTGGAACTTGTGCGATTTTGTTCCGACCGTGACGTGAACGTGGTAGGCGGTGCCGGTAAGCTGTTCAGTGCGTTCATGAAGGACCATCACGACGTGGACCACATAGTATCGTATGCGGACGCTAGGTGGAGCACGGGGCATGCGTTCTACGAAAAACTTGGATTTGAGTTCACGGCGATGAGCTCGCCCGGTTACTTCATCGTGGACGGCGATATCCGGAAGAACCGTATGCAGTTCCAGAGGCACAAGATTGCCGGTCCGGGTGATGAAGGCAAGACCGAGCACGAGATTACGCTAGAACGGGGACTGTACCGCATATACGACTGCGGACAGTACCGCTACGACTGGACTCGTTCGAACTCTTGATGTGAGTATTTTTCTAGTTCGTCAAGGCATTTCTTTTTGTCGAACTTTTCTTCATTAATCGACGGGCAAACTGCCTCGACGCATTCCAGCAGTTTCGGGAGTGTAGACGACAGTTCGCCGTCCCATTCGGCATCGTTGTCTTTGGGTACGTTTTCTACGTCCTTGATGTGCATACCGTGCCAGCTTACTTGCTTTCCGGTAGGCAGTACTACGTAGAATATGTATGACGCGGTACCTTCCTGGTCGTCGGCCCACCAGTATTTCCAGTCCATTTTGGACAGTCGTTCGATAGCTGCCACTAGGTTTTCCGATTTCTTGTCATAATTGTACTGGATATAGTCGAAATAGCATTCCTTTGCCTTGATGTTATAGTCTTCGGTCTCGATGAGCTTTCTCAGAACGAATGCGGTGTCGTTTTCTGCCAGTTTGTTGAGTCGGATTTTCAGTTTTCTGGAGTTTCCATTGTGAAACTGCTTCATCTGGTATGCGTTAATTGATTTTGCGGCCTTTCGCGCATAGATTTCTGATTCTTTTTCGTCGATATCGTCTTCAGTTTCCAGCTCGTCGACTTTCGTGGAGCCCGGAAGTGATGATGTTCCGATTCGTTCTGCCATGTTGTCGGATATATGGAATTGTTTGGCCACTTTTCGTGCACCGTACCGGTTGTACAGCCATCTTGCGTAGGTTACTGTATCTTTGGGGCCGAAGAATTCGTCTCGGTCGTAATAATCGTAATAGTCATAGTCGTCACGAGGTTTCGGTTCGATATACGGTGCGAACTTCTTGTCTGCATATCGTTTCTTGAGTACCTCGACAGTCCACTTGATTCCGTAGTTGTCCATCTTGTCGTCGAGCGATGCCAGATAGACGGCTTTTTCCTTGGACATTCCGTTATATTTCAGTCTGGCTTCCTCGACGCCGATTTGCTTTGCAAGTCGACGGAAGTAT